TAATCTTCATTACATAATAGAAAGCAATGGCAATACTTTCTTCAGTAATTATTAGATATAATGCCAATAAAAATAATACTATCCATAAATTATGAGCGATCATTATAGGAAATCGTCTAGGGAAGAAGATGATGGTTTGTTTTTGTGAACTTTCATCATTTTNTTGATGTAATCCATTGCCTGCTTATAGGTCTTTGCAGAATGAATGACGTTTCCATTATGTATAATACAAAATCCACCTTTCACAAAAGGGATTGCTGCCCACATACCATCATTAGAAACATATCCATCAGGATCCCCAACTTTAGGGTAAAGAATCTTTTCATTAGGGATCGTTGGTTTCTTAAAACTACTCATTCTTGAACTGATTTGACCTCTTCAATTGTACCACTTTCATTCCATTCCTGCTGCCATTGATTTCCTTGATAAAAACCATATCCACCAGCAAGTATGGAAAGAACTATTGCAAGACTAACTTTTCCAGTTTTTTTACCGATCCAGGCACCTAGTGTACCACCAAGTCCCATAAAGATCCAAGGCATAAAGGTAATAAAAATCCAGACCAGAACAGCAAAGGATGCAATGCTTATGATCGTCCCCGTATCAGTGCTAGAAGCGCCTCCAGTGCCCCCAGAACGGACCTCACGGATGTTGATGACCTGTTCCGCACCATAGATGCTCTCGAACTGCTTCTTCGCCCCTGTAACGGTGTTTGACCTGACTTCCAGATCCTGGTATCCATTTTCAGAACCCAACCAACACTTTGCTGTCCAGCGACCCATTTGTGCTCTCCTTGTTGACTTTTATATAGTAGCAAAAGAACCCCCCATAAGGAGGGTCCTGGTAGACAGTTTATTTTTTGACTACACTATCAACCATCTCACCGCGACCAAAGACAGCATCAACAACACCATTTAATGATTTTTCAGTGGCAATACCAACATTACTATAAACAGGAACCACACAAAGACCAAACTTTTTATGAGCATCACCAAGACGCAGAACTCTTCCAATTGTTTGAGTCATTTCAATGACATTCATATTACGGAGAAAAATAACAGTCTCAAGTTCACTGACATTGATTCCCTCACTCAATATGCTTCGATGAAGAACTACAAACTTCTTATTAGAATCCTTACCCCAAGCATTGAGAGTATTGAAGAACTCTTCCCGTCCGACTTTTTGCCCATCAATAACTGCACCAGTCTTGGAAGTAATATAAAGGTATGAATACCCAGAAGACTGAAGTTCAGTAATAAAATCAGTTTCTGCCATAAGATTCATCAGTTGCCTTGTTGTTTTTACACAGACAAGAATCTTCTTACTCTGAGTTTCCTGAATCGTATCCATAATATTATTGCAGTCACGATCGGCAGAAATCTCATTTGCCTTTAGAACCTCAAACTCTTTCACCTTCACCTTAGGTGGAAGAATATAACCCTTTTCCACAAGATATGGTGCAGGAACACGATAGATGACATTACCATAAACCTCAGTATCATTCATTCCTGGTTTGGAAATAGTCGCAGAAGTGCGTCGGGTTGCAGTAAAGAAATAAGAACGCTCAGAAGACTGGGAAAAATATTCGGTTGCAGGAAAAAAGTTACGCTTCACGGAATTATGCGCTTCATCGAAATAAATCGTATCTACTTTAATATCAGACTCCTGAACCTTGCAAAGAGAATTATAAGTTGTAAAGATCAATTGCTTTTCACCAACATTCTCAGACCACATACGAATCACATTCGGTTTTGTTGTGCTGAAATGGTGCGTATCACCCGAATGAACGTGCATCACATCAACATCAACAATGTGCTCAAGAAACTCTGAAGATAATTGTTCTGCAAGAAGAATGCGTGGACAGACCACAACGATTCGTTGAGATTGATGATTCTTGAATTGGCGAATCGCATCAAAAATCATTGTCAGGGTTTTCCCCGAACCCGTTGGCATAATAATCTGGCCTATGCTATTCTCTGCCATAGCATCAAGACCTTGCTGTTGATGGGGTCGAAGAGTAATGGGCACGGTTGTCTGGTGAACGATGCTCTTATTATAGCAGGTTCAGATCCCCAATAGTATAAGGTAGACAGTTAAAGAACCGTCTACTTATAAAAGTATAATGTGTGGTGCAGATGTCAATGAAACTTCAACATCCTTATACATTTTTTTATTACTAAACTTTTTTTTAATGAGATTTGTCATACCACCAGAAATCTTATTAATCCCTCTTTTTGTAATAGCGCCAAAGATTGTAAAGAAAATTGATTTTTTTAAGAATTGTCTAAATGATTGTCCACCAACGAATAAGAAATAAGACATTTGCAGTGAAATATAATGCTCTGATAATCTTTCAGATTTAATTGAATCAACATTCGTTCTAAATCCACCTTCGGTTCTTATTTTTCTTATCATTTCTTTTTGAAACATCTCAAATCCATCAGCATATTCTATTTCATTAAAAAATGGTTCCATTTTAGATTTTAATTCATTAAAGGTATGAAACTTTCTGTCTGATAAAACTCTAATGCAGTTTTGATATTCCTTAAGTTTTTTAATACTTGTAAGTTCTTTATTTGCTTCTGTTCTATTTCTTTTTTGTTTTAGAATCTCATTAAAAATAATATCATTAAAGACATTTACTCTCTTTTTACTTAACAGCATCATTATATTATTATAACCTGAATAAGATTTAAGAAATGGTTCTAATGATCTTGGTGCCATTCCTGCAACCCAAGGAGTCATTTTTGTTCCACCTTTTTGTATATAAAACTTACCATTAAAACTTCCAGATCCACCTGAAGGTAATGGTTCTAATGAAAATCTAGAGTCATCAAAGTTTGAATCTATTTTTTTATAATTAAAGTCAAAAATAAGTTTCCAAGTTGATGAACTATTACTCTCCCTTATATCCCATTTATCATATTTTATATCAATTACTCCATCGATTATTTTTTCTACTTCTCTTGGACTTTTACTACTTAATAATACGACTAACTGAGAATAAGGATCAATATTTTTTTTATCAATACCTTTACCAATGTTTCTTATATTTCCTCCAATCTTTGCAGAAGTCATTGGATCTCGATCTTCTGGCATTTTATGTGATACTGGAATTAATTCTTTCTTCTTAAAATATTCTAATAACATATATTCATATGTTTTTGTCTTATCCTTTTTATAATTAAGAAGAATTGTAGTATCATTCTTTGGATTGATAATTGATTGATTAAAATCTTTTTTTATATCATTAATTTTACTTGAATCAACAATATAAAAATCTGCAGGTGTTAAATCCTTTGCCTTTGATTTTGCTGAAAATGATTCTGAAAATATCTTATGAAGTCTTTCTAGACATTTATCCTTAACTGTCTGAACAAATGAACTATCTTGGGTATAAACTTTATATTGTTTACTATTATCAATAAATCCAGAATCAAATAAACTTACCATTTGATTATGAACAGCAGAAAGATGTGGATTTCCTAATCCATCATAAAAATTATACTTTGCTTTTAATTTACTAAAATCAAAATTATATTCTAGATATTCTCCGTATTCTTTTTTTATATTACCAACTCTAAAATCTCTAAAAAGATTAATCCATTCTTCCTTATGTCGTGGATTATTCTTATAATTATTATTTCTTATAAAATATGCAAATGCTAAGCAAGCAAGATACTCTTTCGTCTCTGTCTTTGCCATAAGCTCTTTAAGTATTCTCTATATTTATCTTAAAGAGCTTAGATTATCATCTCCAAACCTAACAAAGGTATTCTACTGGGTTTTATGAGTCTTGTCAAGTCTTTATATTTGAAGTATCATTACCGAATAACTTTGAGTATTTGCATTAGAAGGACTAAATGTTATTCTAAATCCAGTCGTTAGTTTTTGTGCTTCTGGAACAGTATAGGATTCTGTGGTACTTCCTGCAGAAACCATTACAGTGTAATTAGCAGATTGTAGAGCATTACTAAATGTGAAAATTGCATTAGCAAGATTATTTGTCAGTGAAAGATTATATCCATCAGTTGAAACTAAACTTCCACTATCAACCGTCGCAAATGCAACAACAGGACTTAGATTTCTAAATGATGATACTCCACTTCTTACTTGAATAGTATCTGTTGTTTTGTTATGAACAATCCCTCCCGGAACTAATCCATTTGGAGTAACTTTTCTAGATTGTTCGTGACCAGTTAAAGTGGATGAGGTAGAAGAGTTCCATAGATCTGCAACAATATTTAAATCAGTTTGTGGTAGAGATGGAAGGATAAAATATGAATTCATTGTTGTTGATGCTGCACCAACATCAAACAATGATCTTGCAAAGTAAGTATTAACACCAACTTTGGTCAAATATTTATTTGTATTATAATTTCTTGGTGCAAGTCCAAGGTTTGTGGAACCAAATCCAGCTACAGGAACTCCAAAATTTGGTACTAATAAAATATTTTCCGTGACTAAAGATGCCGCAGTGCAATCAACTTGAAAGGTCCCATATGTCATTGCAGGAACAACCCCACCCAAATCACTTGGGATTATTCTTGGATCTTCTTGAGTTGATCCATTTGGATCAGACGTAATTCCCAATATTCCATTCGTCATAAATCCTTCGGTAGCATATCCACTACCAAATATTTGAAATATTGGTGTCTGATTTCCTAAAACAAAACCTGTATTATTTGTTGTACCAATTCCAACTTCACCGCCAATATAAGAATCAAATGTTGTTGTTACTGTTCCACCAACTCCTAAAAGATTTGATACATTAAAATTATTAAAAGTACTAATTCCACTATCAGTATTAAAATTTTGCTGGTTTGATACTGGAAGTGGACTTCCATCGCCAAGTGTTACTTTATTTGCTCCAACACCTACAGTTAAAATTCCAACAATTTCGGAGTCGCCACTAATATAAGTTGTTCCAGTAATTTCAAGATTTCTTGTTAAACTAGCACCACCCCTATTAATACCAACTTTACCATCATATGTTACTTCAAATTTTTTGGTATTATCATAGTTTACACTAAATCCTTCTGTAGATCCTACTCCAGATCCTTCGTGAAGATTAATTAAAACTCCTCCAAGATCATAATTATTAATATCTAATCGACCAGATCCAGAGGTGTATTTTATCTCTACACTACTATTACCTGCCCCAACAGAGGCACCAATACTTAATGATGAACTTGTATCACTAGTTACTATAATACTTGCGGAAGAAGTTTTATCTACTCTTAAACTGCTGAAAGTTCCAATGCCAATATCAGCATTTGTTATACTTGCATTAGTTATTGTTCCTGCTGATATTGTTCCACTAGTTATTGTTGCATTTGATGATGTTAGATTTCCTTCCAAAGAACTTGCAGTTATAATACCTGAAGTATTAGCATTGAAACTATTGGAAAGTGATGAGTTTAATGTAACATTTCCAGTTCCATCAAAAGATACTGCAGATGCTTCTAAATCTCCAGTGATAGAAAAATTTCTTGAATTTTCCAATTTTGTTGCAGTTGATGCAACACCAGTCAAGTCTCCTGCAATATTTCCTGTTACATTCCCAGTAATATCACCAATAAAAGATGATGCGGTAATAACTCCACTAGCACGAATATTTCCTATTGATTCAATTGCTACACCAGAACTTGTTAATGGATTTTTTCCAATTTGCAAAGAATACTCTGGATTTGTTGTTCCAACGCCTACGGATCGGAAAGTATGTAAACCAACTCCTTGTGCAACCCAACCAGTTGTCGAAATTGCATAGATATTTGTTAATCCAGATGCATCTCCAACAAATCTTGTTGCAATAACATCCCCAGAAGATGGATTGAATGATATTCCAGAACCAACTTTTACTTCTCCAGAGAAAGTGGCAGTTTCACCAACTCCAAGTGTAGTTGCTGTTGCAAATCCACTAATTTTTGCATTTCCAATTAAATCTAATGATTCGCTGGGAATGGAAGTTCCAATTCCAACCAAACCATTAGAATCTACAATAAAATTATCATTATCAACTTGTAC